AAGTGCTGGAACTATATTACCCAGCACTTCTGTTCCAAACATAAGTTCCGACGGAGGCCGAAGGCCGATTTGTTCGACGCAGGCTAGGGTTAGGTTAGGGTTAGGAACGGTCATTCTAGGGCTGAGTCGGCGGTAGCCGACGGTGCCCTAGAATGCCGTTCCTAACCCTAACCTAACCCTAGACAAGGAGCAAGCGAGCGAATAGCGAGCGTCGTAGCCGAAGCGAGCGAAGCGAGCGTCGTCGTGGATGCGAGCGTAGCGAGCTAATTTAATTGCGTAGCAATTTAATACACAACTTATGTTTGGTTTTTGCTAATTAATTAGTAATTAAAAAAATTTTCAAAAAACTAATTACTAATTAACTACAGGAGGATTAACGCGATCATCATCGCGTTCTAATTCAACGGCACGGTGAACATTGATCAAACCGAAACAAAGTGAGAGTTGATCACATTTACTTTTAAAAGCGTATTTCAGCACTGAGACTAAGCATGCGAAAGTCATTGAAGCAATGCTAATCCAGAAGATGTCGTTGAATGTGTGAAACCAAGACATTACGGTTCGACGACTAATCCAGTTGCGGTTTCCCAAGTAGGTGCAGTGATATTATTGCTGGTTTGGAATTGTGAACCAATTTCTCTAACTTCTAGATAACATTGAGTGAGCGAAGTCCAAGAAGCAGCTGTTCCAAGGGGTTTCATGATAACGTAGTTATCAAGTCCAGCGGCAGCTTGGTTTACCAAAACTCTAACGGTTTGAACAGCGTGTAACGCTGTTGAAATCGTTTGGTCGTGAGCTGGGGAGTCCCCTGAACCAGTTGCGGAAGCATAAATATCAGTGAAAGCGGTAACTCGGCCATTGAGAGATGGGACGGTAGACCCTGATGAAGAAAGGCCAGTACCTTCGATACGGAACGTTAGCTCGAAGACACCTGCAACGGTGGCTGGGAATGTTGCTCGTATTCCGTGTGTTTCATTTGTAATTAAAATGTCCAAGTTATTGGATGATGCCGATAATGTATTTGTACCCAACATGCTAGCAGATGCTTCTGTTCCATTTGGGTATGAAAGAAACCTAGCGTGCTGACCCGATTGACCTGTGGACGTGAGCAGTTTTGGTTTTGTAAGGGCAACCTTGTAATAGCAATACAGCTCACCAATCTGCTGATTTTGGAAAGATGTCGGGCAATTGACAACTGCAAGTTGTAAAATTCCATGATCATATAACTTAATATCAGTTTTTGGAGGCAGGTCTGTAGTTCTGACAAACTTCCTTGTGGATATGGCAGTCTTGTTAGGGTCAGCTTCGATATGATGCGAAAGCATTTCAGTGAGACGTCCTGAACTGCCACCATGTGAAGCCATCATATCAGGTTTGTTTCTGTAAACTTCGGCATCAGCTTTATAATTAGTGGCCATGAGAATTGTTCCGGTGTTTCCATTGGGATTCGTTGTAGAGGATGGATCTACGGTCGAATGGAACTCAAAGACTAATTGTATCCATTCGTATTCTTCAAAGTTAGAAGCAAATTGTGAAAGCATTGGAAAATTTTCTACGAGACCAGGCTGCAAGTTATACTTTAGATTGGTAAAGTTTGAAGATGAAGGACCGTAGACATCACCCATGTACTCACGATGAGTCAATATGAGAGTTTGCGTCTCATCGTTAGGACTTTCGAAGACCATTGGTGCTTTACCTCCCTCTAGAAGGATATTTCCGCCTTGAGTAGGTAAAGTAGAACCGTAACGGCCACGTCCTGAATAAAGCCCACGACCGGAGTACAGCCCACTTCCCAGAATTGATTTGGCCATTCCTTTAAGACCACCAGCCCTTGAAACGGACCTGTACGTTTTCATGAGATCACCCCCGAGGTTTCGTAGGCTGTATTTTCCACGACCGTGGAAAGCGTGGTTTCTACGGTTTTCTTTTTGAGCCTCATTAGCTTCTTTGTAAGAAGGACCGTACATATCAATGGATGGCCATTCACCTCTTGGTAAGCGCGAAGCGCCATGGGTTGCCCAAGGGAAAGCCTTGCTGAACTTGGAGCCAGCGATGAACGCTTTTAATTGTGCCCCGCTGTATTTGCTGCCGGCTGAAGCTCCTCCTGACGATTTCGAACGTTTTGACATTTTTGGTTTCTGCGAAGGACCAATTACTCCTAAATCTACGAGATCGTAGTCAATATCCATAGATGAGATTAAATTATGATAATTATGCTAGCTCATCTATGTTAGCAAAAATATCTACATCCTCGGATGATATAGAAATATCATCCACTTCTGTTCCTGCACACATGGGAACCATAATGTCAGGATATTTGTAAACCTCGGAGAGAGGCCAGTTAGGATGTTTCTTGGCTGCAAGGTTTGCAATCCTCGAGGCTTTCCTCTTCAACGTCGGAGACGGTGTGGACAAGGTCGAGGATGGTGACGAGGCACGAGCGGCAGACAAAGAATCTACAAGCGGAGACAGGTTCGGAGAGGCGACAATCGGCGCAAACAGACAAGTCACACTCGGAGGGTTCCACACCGTGGTTGATGAAACGGCAGATGGCACACCATTGCCAGCCGGGATCGGAGGTCCCAGGAGTGAAATATCCCTCTCCAGTGGAAAGACTGTTTCCTGAATCTGTTCCTGCGTAACTGGTGCATCGATCCCACAGTCCATCTTGATCTGAGTGAGGACGTTTGACAGCGCTTGGGCATCCCACGTTGACAAGGGGAATTGGAAAATTCTGTGGTGAACCTCCCCATCGTCCGAGTCCTGCGTCAGTCGACGCATCAACTGGTTGATTCTCTCTTCCGTTTGCGTACTCCATATCTCCTCTGAAATTGTGGATTAAGAACAATTAATTATATATATATAATGACTATTGAATTAAAACATAAGTTCCACCTGGTCTGACAGGAGCAGTAAATATGATCCATTTAAACCGACATTGCACGTAACCACCTTTGACTTGAAGAGGCAAAGGATACCTGTCACAAAGTTGTAACAAGGAGCTGAAGGTACACATGTTGCAACGGTAGTCGTCTACGACACAGACAGGTTGAGTCGTGTAACCATCCCACCATGTTGAAGCTGGATCTTTATAAAACAACTGTAGATCCTCGCTTGCGAGACTCTGAGCAGCGCGTGACTTACCCGTTCCCGTGGGACCATGAAGCCAGAGGATTTTGGTCTTCCACGAGCGCTGCGTCTGCAGTTGGAGCATTGCCATTTGTCTGAAACCATTATGAAATTTAATAAAAATATCGGGCTTTTCAGTTGCAAGTTTAGACATTGAGTAACCCGATTCAACGAAGTCCATGGCAGCCTGTTGTAAGTCATTACGCATTCCTTGGGAAGGTAAGGAACCAAACTCGAAGAAGTTGACGCCAGGAATCTTCTCGGGGCCTCCTTCCTCACCAGGTTTTATGCAGTAATCACGATTTTCTTGCGGGGAACCCGCAGCAATGAGAACAGCAGCTCTGGCGAAGCCAGGAATCTTATGGACGCCAGTTAAAGTACGGGGGTTAGTCAAGTACAAGAAACCTTGCAAGTGAGGAGTTCCGGTTTCAGGAGCCACTTCCATACCAAAACAAAGATAACGAATGTTAAGTTCTGCAATCGGCAACGTCTTTAAAGTTTCCAACTCCGAAGGAGTGTAATTGTTTAAAGTGAAAGGGAAAGAACGGTGTTTGTTGGGCATGGTGATTTCTAAACTTGTTAGAGGGGTTTAAATTGTGATCATATAGTAGAACTTAAGTCTTTAATATATATATATATTATAACATATGTTTCAACTAATGATCCTAGCTATTTTTGAGGAGAAAAAAAAATGAGGAGAGAGAGGAAGGAAAACGAGGAAATGAGGAGGTATCAACGATGGAAACCATGCGTTGCCAAGAATAACAAAGTGTATTTGAGACATTCACCACAACCTTCAGGTAAACCTTCATGTTTGACTAGAGCTTTAGCCATTCTTAACAATGAAGGAACGACTGGAAGATACACCCATGTTTCATAACCGAATGTTTTAGCGATAGCTGAAATGAACGGTTTGAAATATGGTGGGTCAGACTCGTCGTGCCATTTTTGAGTGTGTCCATCGATAACTGTAAGATTATTTGGTGGAGACGCTCTAAAATCAAGTAGGAGTGAATGAGTGAAACCAGAGTTCCATCCAACACTTATTTGAACGAAGGTTTTCTTCTCAAATGCTTCTGTTATTTTTGGCATTAGAGAATTCAATTCAGGAGCACTTTCTTTTCCCCAAGTGAATTTGTCTGAAGGACGATAACCATCCTGGGCACCTTTTCTTGTTGTAGCAAGGATAATTTTCGTAGGATCACCTCGACGTGCTCGAGTTTGCTCTGCGAAAGCAACTAATCTCTTAGCTTCAATCAAGACATGTGACATGGTTGTAAATTGTGAAACAATTAATGGAATGGGAAATAGAAAGTATATATATAACGACCGAACATCTGTTCCATAACCAGGTACTGTTGCACTCCCCGTTCCTTAGGGTAAATTGGCATATGAGGGTGCATAGGTTCCGGGTTAGGGTTAGGGTTACGGCGATGGGATCGTGCCAAGTAAAAAAATATACTGACTCAGGAAATGAGGAGGATCAGAAGTGCTGGAACTATATTACCCAGCACTTCTGTTCCAAACATAAGTTCCGACGGAGGCCGAAGGCCGATTTGTTCGACGCAGGCTAGGGTTAGGTTAGGGTTAGGAACGGTCATTCTAGGG